ATAACGCCAAAAACGCCAAAGATTTAGTCCAACAATCCATCGATTCTTTGTTTGATTTATTTAAAATAAAATACACCTTGGCAAATAATAAAACCTACAAAGGCGTATTGTATGTAGTGGTTCAATTAATTACAACGGATGTAAATGTGCATATTAAATTAATAGAAAATGTTGGATTATTCAAACATTTACACGACAATACACAAATTATTTTTAACGAAATAAAAAAAAAGGAAGTATGGGTAGAAGAAACCAAAACACCAAAACAAAAATTATTTGACACGCTATACGCCTGTTGACCCAAAGCCACCTAGTCCACGGACGGTTTCACACCCCAACTCTTCTAAACTTGAGACGACTTCTACTACGATGGGGCACATGTAGGGCGAGACAATTTGTACGTATCGCGGGCTTTGATAGGGGCTGAATAAAGAACATCAAAGACGCCAATTAAATGCCCTCTATACCCCGCGTCAATAATACCCGGCTAACCTTAAATGAGTTCTAGAAATACTGGATCGCGGATATAAATAAAACCCGTATATGTCAGAGATGTACAATTTGAGCGCTACAAACCACTTTGAAATCGATGGTATGAACACCTCCGTCTCTTGTTCGCTTGGGGCAAATCCTGCGTCGGCGTGACGAAGGTCGCGCGTCATTTTGACATGATGTTGGCGAACGGCTTCTAGGTATCTTTTAAATGTAGGTCGTCTACGTATATTTTTAAATACATGTATTTGCCGTAATATTGTAACATTATATTGTCTAATATATATTATTTAAATCTATTTAAAATATATGTCGTTAAGTGAAAAATATAGCGAAATGTATGGAGAAGGACAGAATTTTTCGGAAAATGTAAATAAAAATGTCCTTAGAAATATGGAGTATACCAATAATGATTTTAACAACACGAACAACATGAACAACACGAATAACATGAACAACACGAACAACATGAACAACGGAAACAACACGAACAACATGAACAACGGAAACAACACGAACCAGATGTCGTCGGGTATGTTCTATCTGTTTATATTTATCTTGTGTTTAGGTATCCTCTTTTCTATTTTTTATTTTAAGGACACTATTATACAATTCTATAGAGACCTTATGCATCCGCCCCCCAATGTAAATGACGAACTGAGACAACTGAAAAAAAGTATGAAAGAAGAAAAAGAAAAACGAGACACCAAAGAAAAGGAAACGGAATTGAAAAGTAAAAAGGAAAAAGGTGGAGTAAATACGTTGGTGAATAAAATAAACAGTAACCAAGTATCGAAAGACGATGGTTATTGTTATATCGGGTATGATAGAGGAATGAGGAGTTGTACGGAATTATACGAAGGAGACAAATGTATGAGCGGGGAAATATTTCCTTCTTTAGAAGTATGTATGTTTCCTAATTTAAGAGAATAATTATAATTCGTTTTCAAAGGGGACATTTAGATCGTAGGCAATGTCGCTACAACTACCTTTCAATGTTTTACAGGCTTCGATCGACGCGGCGTCCCGAAGCATTTTTAATTTAGCTTGGCTAAATGTACCTTTTGCCCCGATTCGTTTTTTATATTCTTCTGCGGCGGTTAAAGTGTGTTGTTTATATTGTAATACTTCTGCTTTTCGCCGTATTTGTCTCGTTTTATAATCGTAGGTTTCAAACGATATATTATTACCACTACTTCTTCCGTTTCTAGTACGATAATACACGTCGTCATAAATCTTTACGCCTTCTCGGTTTTTATATTCTCGTAAGTTTGCCAACGCAATAAATTCCGGATTCCCGTCTGGATATTCTAACGCTATATTATCTTTTGGATTGGTTAATAGTAAAGACGCAATTTCTTCGATGTATTTTGTTTTAGAAATAGTCACAAGGTCACTCATACACTAGACGCTTAAAATAATTCTTTACGAATATCTTCTAGCGTAGCATTTACACCCAATACAGCGTCTTGGTCGTTTGTATTATGGATGCGCACCAGTTCGCCTTTGTCGTTGATGCTTTGGGTTAATTTGTTATTGGTATCGTTTGCCTTTTTCATATTTTCTTCGATCGCCTTAATTTTAGATTCTTTCACTCTTGTCTCGAAACTTAACTTCGCCTTGTCTTCGTTTTTCTTTTTCTCGTGCATGAGCTCGTTCAATTCCTTTTCTAGATATTGTACGTTGCCTGTTTTGTAGGCTTCTGGATGATAAGGAAGCCAAATGCCCACCGGTCCCACGTAGACGTCGTGATTGGGGTCGGTTTCTCTTAATAGTTTGCTCCGAATTTCAGCTTCTTCTTGGCTTGGAAACACACCGCGCACTTTCAACCCCCTTACGCTCGTTTGAAACTCATTCTCTTTCGAAAATTGTTTCTCTAATACCTCTTCGTGTTTGTCTACAAAATTTTTGTAATCGTCGCTTACGTCTACCTTTAGCTTGTCTTTAAACGTATCCACAAAAGACGCGTATTCCGTCATCAATTCTTCGCTGGAAATATTATATTTGTAGGATACAAAATTAAGGAATTCGTTGAATTTATGCATAGATTGAGCTAGGTCGTATTGCTGAACGAATTGTTCAAAAAAAAACAATTCCTTTTTCTTGATCAGGTTTTCGGGCGACACAAACGACAAACATACATACTTTTGTTCTGCGATAGCTCGGTCTTCGTCTAACAAATCTACGTTCATTAGTATAGAATAAATAATTCCTTTATATATTATATTTATTAAATATATAATGCTGAACTTTAGAGAATTGTTAAAGCGCGTGATTAAATATTTAGTAGAAGGTTTGATGGTCTCTATTGCCGCGTACGCCATACCAAAACAAAGTTTAAAATTGGACGAGATCATCTTGATTGCTTTGGTGGCTGCTGCCACGTTTAGTGTATTGGACACCTACTTGCCCACCATGGGACTGAACGCCCGCACCGGCGCCGGCTTCGGTATTGGTGCGAATCTGGTCGGATTCCCAGGCGGTTTATAAAGTCGAAATGAATTCCCAATCTAGGTCGCGACATATATGTTTCCATATTTCGTCTTGTTCGACTTTTTTTTGTTCTTTTAACATGGGGAAATGTATGAGATAACTGGTTTCACCCAATAGTTCACATAATTTATAAAGGGTATAATAATAATTTAAAAAATTAACTCTATCATTAGGACAATATTTAGAATAAGGGATTTGAATATCCATAAATAAATTACACAACGTTTCTTCTAGTTTAGGACTCATCACAGGCGGCTTTATACCTAATCGGTCTTTTATAAAAGGAATATGTTCATAATATTTATTATACCCTAACTTCTTTAATATTTCTTTGGTTTTTTTATTGGTCAATTCGCTTAATTCTACGCGCTCCTTTTTGACTTGCATTTCTATTTGAGCGATGATATCTCCGTGTATATCGGTGGTCTCTTTGGCTTGAAATTGAGACAAAATTTCTCTGAAATGATTGATCCTTTTATACGCGTAAAAGGATATTTCTTTAGGAGGTTCTTTGTAAGAAGGTTTATCGTTTTCTACGAAAAATGTTTCGTTGTTAAAACAATTATTACACAGTAAAATGCCTTCTGAAACAATTTTAATCATTTCTCCTTTGGAACATTTGCTACAAATCGTATTGTCGTACATAAAATCACTTATATTCATACTACTAAAATTATTTTTTTTAATATAATTTTGGATACTTTTATTTAGAATATTTATACTATCGTCTTCGTGTTGATTGAAAAACCGCTGGATCATCTTTTTAGGGTTTTGATTTATCTCTATTTTCTGCTTACATTCAAAATAATTAAATAAATCATTCGAATTGTTTAACAAATAATCCTTTTTCTTTTTCTTTAAGTAATTTAATTTTTGTTCGTCCTTTTCGCAACTGTTTAATATTTTATATTCGGCTTGGTTTATGTCATTTAGATAATTTGTATATAAATTATCTATGGTGAGTTCTTTCATCATTCTATTATATAGTGTTCTTTAATCATTTAAATAGTTTATATTATATAATAACAATATAATCCTATAGTATGGATTATTTAAAAAAGAAATTTATTTTAAACGCTATTATGCGTGGTTGGAGAGTTCATAAAAAAAATAAAAACTGCTACGTATTCAAAAAAAATAAACATAAAGTCTACAATTTTCATAGTCCGCTCTTTTTAAAAATATTTCTCCGGCAAAATTTAATTAAATAGATTTCTTATTTTTTTTTCTTTTGTTAGATTATAGAATGGGTGGTGGACTTATGCAATTAGTAGCTTATGGCGCGCAAGATGTATATCTTACGGGCAACCCTCAAATCACCTTCTGGAAAGTCACTTACCGTAGACATAGTAATTTCGCCATGGAGTCGATTGAGCAGACCTTCAATGGTCAAGCCGATTTCGGTCGTCGCGTAAACTGCACGATTTCCAGAAACGGCGATCTTGCTTACCGCACTTACTTACAGGTCACTCTTCCAGAAATCAATCAAAATCTCTCCACTGGTCCCGTGTATGCCCGTTGGTTAGATTACCCCGGACACCAATTGATTGAGCAAGTAGAAGTAGAAATTGGTGGTCAGCGCATCGACAAACACTACGGCGACTGGATGCAGATTTGGTGCCAATTGACCCTTGACAAGAACCAAGAAGCCGGTTACAACAAGATGGTCGGTCAGACCACCCAGTTAACCTTTATGACTGACCCCTCGTTCGCCGACGTGGATGGTCCTTGCGACTCCAGCGCCCCGAGACAAGTGTGCGCTCCCCGTAATGCTCTGCCAGAAACCACCCTTTACATCCCTCTTCAATTCTGGTTCTGCTGCAACCCCGGTCTTGCTCTCCCCCTTATTGCCCTACAATACCACGAAGTCAAAATTAACCTCGATTTGCGCGCGATCGACGAGTGCTTGTGGGCGGTAAGCTCGCTATCGCCTTCTTCTTCGTCGGATGTAAAAGTCACCGCCGCGTACGCCCAATCGCTGGTGTCGGCGTCTCTTTACGTAGACTACATTTACCTTGACACGGACGAACGCCGGCGTATGGCGCAAAACCCGTCGGAATACCTCATCGAACAGCTCCAATTCACTGGTTCGGAGTCGGTCGGTTCTTCGTCCAATAAGATCCGCCTTAACTTTAACCACCCGTGTAAGGAACTCATCTGGGTGGTACAACCGGATTGCAACGTAGATTATTGCGCCGGCACCCAAGGCGACACTACTTTGTTCAAGGCTCTTGGTGCTCAGCCATTCAATTACACCGACGCCATTGATGCTCTACCCAACTCCATCAAGGCATTCGGTTCGGATGCGGCGTTGGAAGGTGGCGATGCGTTCATCAGCGGCGGCTTGCTCCAACAGGCGGAGGCGGCCCAGACCAGCGACGCGGCGTGGTCGCTCGGCAACGATGCCACCGCAGACTGGGCTCTTGGCGGCGGAACGGTCACCGGTTCGGGTGTATCGGATGCCGGCACCTTCGTTCTTGCCGAGACGTCCCTCAACATGCACTGCTGGGGCGAAAACCCGGTGGTTACTGCCAAGCTCCAGCTTAATGGTCAAGACCGCTTCTCGGAGCGCGAAGGCACTTACTTCGACCAAGTCCAGCCGTTCCAGCACCACACCCGCTACCCCGACACCGGTATCAATGTTTATTCGTTCGCCCTTCGTCCGGAAGAGCACCAACCCTCGGGCACTTGCAACTTCAGTCGCATTGACAACGCCACCCTCCAATTGGTACTCTCGAACGCCACGGTGGAAGGCACCAACACGGCAAAGGTCCGCGTGTATGCTCGCAATTACAACGTACTAAGAATTATGTCTGGTATGGGTGGTCTCGCATACAGCAACTAAACGTTTATTCTCATTTATAAATATGTTTTCATATATTTATAAACTCCTATGTAAGGCGATTAACTCTTTCAATTCCGGAAAATGTAGACTCAAGGCGTCTAATTCTTTCGTGGTCAAATAATCCCATGGTTTATGTAGCCCAAACGATTTGTCTGAAAATAAGGTTTCCACACTAAATTGTTTCGCTTCTTCTACGTTAGGTAAATTTAATTCAAAGACGATGTTATTTGGGATAGTATTTGTAAAAAATTTATCTTCATAATAATATTCTCCTGTCTCTTTCTTATAACCCCCCTTTTTTAATAGTTCAAGCATTTTTGACTTTTTTCTAAGCGAAAGACCTCCATTGCCTACTTGATTCGTCGCTTTCCAGGGTGCTCCAACATAATCGTAATGTAAAAACTTATACACATACTCTTTATATGTATTGGATATCAAAGCATCCGTTTGAAATATTAAAAACATATCTGTCTCTATGGGTTCATAAAATTTCTCCGAATACAACAACTGATTGTATTCGTTTATAGATAAATTATCTTTCTCTAATATTACGCGTTTACACCGAGAATACATTTTATGTTTTTGTAGTAGGTCAATCATAAAGGATTCATTTAAAACGCTATGGTATATTAAAAACGTCCAATGTTCATTTAAATTACGATTAAAATTAGATAACACTATATCTAATGCCTTGTGTTTGCGTGGTTCTACTAGAACTGCGGTATACATTACAATAGTATAGTATTTAAAAATTACTCGGTACTTAACAATCTTGAAAATATATTCAGTAAATCTAAAAATAAAGTCATCGAGAATAACGGATAATGTGGGTATTTTACGCATACAGACGCGTAATGATATAAACGGCTTGTATCGTACAACAAAAAAACAGAAAACAATAAAAGCACTACATAGTCTATACTATTTTTTAAATAATCAGTATACCGATTTGTAAAGATAAAATATAATTCTGTAATAATAATAGACAATAAACCTAGCACTAATCCAGCCATTACTTTTTCATAGGTTTGTTTCAAAAATTTGGGTATTATATTGGCTAATAAGGTCAACGATAAAAATAAAATAAAGGTGGTGATCAAGGTTCGCTCTACTTTATCTTTGAATTTTTCAAGTAAAGGAATTAGCATAAGAGACACGGACCCCAAAAATATCAGCCACCCTAAATGATTCGTCAAAAATCCGTGTGTACTAAATAAAGGTCGTAACGATAAAAATAGTATAGAGACCAACGATAAAATAATGGCTATGTAAATAGGTGGAGACCACGCCATACGTTCATATATATAGATAAAGCTTGCGCATAGACTTACAGACAAAGCCAAATATAAATATACATTCATGACAAAATGATTACACGTCGGAAGACCTTTCGAAATGGCAAATCGGTATAGGACTAGGACGAGGGTAAGCGTGAGTATAAAAGAAAGCATATATATTAGGCGCTATAATTATTTTTGAGTTCCAAATAAGCCAGTTGTTTGTTATTGTAATGATTCAATATATATTTATTCAATTCGGCGGGCGTTATGGTTCCATTGTAGTCGAAGTCTTGAAATAGAGTCTCACACGATTCTTCGTAAAAGAAGTTGAACATGTCTATAATCATTTCCAGCGTACAAAACCCTACTTCCAAATTTACATCAATACGACCAGGTCGTATGAACGCCTTGTCTAATTTCTCAATGTGATTGGTCGTTACAATCAAAATGCGCCCCGGTGTCTCTAAAATACCATCTAATAATTTTAAAATAAAAGACAGAGACAATTCTTCCCCGAACACATAAGGATTTTTTTCTTCCGTCACTATATTTTCTCGCTTATAAATGATATCGGTCAAACAATCGATGTCTTCGATGACATAAATGCGTTCGTCCATCGATATATTAAAATGTTCGGTTTTATTGTCTACGATTACATTCAGTTTTTCATCAAAAAATAAGTTACGTAGCTGGGTTTGGGTGGTGTCTTTATACAATTTAATATTGATGACATGACGGTTGGTGTCTTTCGCAATAGATTTTATGATAGACGTTTTTCCAGTGCCAGGCGGTCCGTGTAACAATATACCCAGCGTATGCGGAATACCCTTTTTGATATACCAATCTTTGTGATGGATAAACATATCGACGCGTTCTTTGATAGACGCCAAATGCATCCCAAAAATATTTTGTAACGATTTATTCGTATTGAAGGGCGTCATATGAAATGTAATGTTTTTAGGCGCTTTGTCCAATTGTATGACACCTTCTTGGTCTTTCGGTAAGGTGACGTGCTTTTCGTCAAAGAAATATTTTTGGACGCCTAGTTTATTTTTTTGTTCGTACATATATTGTTTGGTAAGTTTATCCACAAAAGATTTCATTTCATTCAGCGTTTTAGTATAAGACATAAATTTTATTTTATACGATTTGTTGTCGTTTTCGTCTGCTGCCACATTTGAGACCACGCACTCGTAATCTCGATTCAATACAAACTTTGTCTCATTGATGACCGAAAAGTTATTACAATATTTCAAATGTTTTGATTCGTTGTGGTTGACAATATAATAGTTGATCGCATTGAATATCATATCGTCGCTATTTTCTTTTTGAATAAATTGTATAGAGGCGGTGATTTCCTTTTCCGGAATAAAAATAGGCACCGTTTCCTTTACTTTATGTTCTATGTATTTAAGCATAATTTGTTTAATCTTTGGAACATAAGGGGTTATATTCATAATGAATAAAGTCATTAAAATATGATAAATAGAAACATTTTCTTTCATCGTCATCATGTTTAGCATATTTGAATTCATAATATGACTTAACATTTGTCCATACATTTTAAACTATACTATAAAATGGTAACACAATATAGACGCATTACAAATGAAAGTCGTCGAATAGTTCATCCATACAGACCACGTCCAATTGTTTTACTTGGCGCGTCACGTCTTCTTCAACGTTCGGGACGAGAGTCATATCCAACCATTTCACCGAACCTCCAGACAATTGGTTTAAAATATAACGACTAATCCAAATATAATTGTATATATTTTTCTTTTCACTATAAATAGAATATTCGCAGGGCTTACAGAAGACATCGATCCCTACATAACGACACAATTGCTTGTGTTGACGGAAGGCTTGTTGATCGCCATAATAGGTTTCGGTTATTTTAAAGATAGGCTCTGTATATTTTTCCATATATTCTTTAAACTCGTTCCGTTGATTTTGTTCGCTCAAAATCTTCTCATTGGGGTAAATATAAAGATTTACACGGTACATATCGCAGAATACAAGAATATCGCTGGACGATAGAAACGGATTTTTAAATAGTTGATGGGGTTTGATACAAATATCTTCGTAAGTATATTGAGGAATATCGCGGACGTTATTATAGAACAATGTGCTGACCACGCGATTGGAGCAGATTTCATATTCTTCGTTTACCCAGACGTAATCCAAGATTTGTTGCGCCATGTTGAGGCATAGTTTAAGAACTACATTCAATTTTTAAGATCCGTATTTTTTGGCTAAGTTGGCTTCAAGTAGACTACTTGATATATTCTCGCCTTCGTAATAGACATTCGCTAAGATTCGACCGTATTTTTCAATCCCTATATCTTTTAATACTACCATTTTATGCATAATCCGTTGGCTGACAAAATCACGCGCCAAAATAGCCTTCTCTTTTTCGTCTGCCTTTCTCATTTCAGGACAATCGATTCCCCTCAAACGAACAGAAAAGCGATACACGTGTTCGTTGTCGTGTGGAAGTTTGGTCGCAATGGTAATGGTGTCTCCGTCGTATACTTTAATCACTTTACCCGACTCAATCGCCGGAATATACGGAATCGTGTCTTTGTAAACAATATGTTCCATGTAGATATATATATATTATCTTTATATAAATATTTACTATTTTAGACTATATATGAAAACATTTATGACCGAACAAGGTATTGATATATTTTTAAATACAAATATCCAAAGCAATTGGATGTACGACGAAGCCAACGTATTGAGACAAATTCATAATTGGAAAACCCACTTGCCCTGGATAAAACCTTATTACGCGTTAAAATGTAATCCGTCTCCTGAGTTGGTCCATACGTTAGTCCAAGAAGGGGTGGGGTTAGACGCTGCGTCGAATCAAGAATTAATACTCGCGGCAAAATATACAAAGGATATTATTTATACTAACCCCCATCTCTTATTATACGAAAAAAAAAATATGAAAAAGAAACTCGCCCAGGCGCGGTTTAAAGTGGTGGACGATATAGGAGAATTAGAACAAATGCGAGGGGTTCAGGCGGATATACTCTTACGCATGAATAGTGGTAATCCGAACGCATTTGATAGTAAATTTGGGTGTACACAAGAAGAAGCCAAAACGTTGATACATTATGCGAAAAATCATAGCATAAGAATCCGAGGTGTTTCATTTCATATTGGGTCAGGTGGCGATCACGACCGCCTATCGTCGTATCAGCGCGCGTATGAATATGCCGAGCCTGTTTTAGAGTATTTGAACTTTATGTATTCAGAAACACCTGTATTAAACATCGGCGGCGGTTTATGGTTTCATACAAATTTAGAAGAAGTTTTAGGGTGGACAAAGAATATGCCCTATATCCTCATTGCGGAACCTGGTAGATATTTCGCCCAACCCGCTTATCATTTAATGACTCAAATCATTGCAAAAACATCGCGCGGTCTATTTTTAGACAACGGCGTTTACCACGAATTAAACGTCTATCACCGCGACCATTGGGTGTTCCCAAACCTAACCCATTATTATGACCACGATACCAATACATTACACCAAGTGATTATGTTTGAACCAACGTATATCTTAGGTCCGACCTGCGATTCATACGACAATCTTGGTATATGTAAATTTCCCAAAGATTATAAGAAAGGCGACCATATTTTCCTAGAACACATGGGCGCCTATACGTGCGCGGGTAGTTGTAATTTTAACGGTATTCTTGGGGCATCCAGTCTGATGTTTTAATCCTTTCTATATATATATGCTTAAAATTGCGGTCGTGTCCTTTTTGTTGGATTATATATTTTTATCTATGATAAAACCTTTTTCAACTACTATGATCTATAAAATACAAGGGTCGCCTTTGCGTATAAATTATATCGCGGCAGCGGTCGTCTATATGATTGTGGTGTTTCAAATACATTACTTCATAATTCTACAAAAGGCAAGTTTATTACATGCCTTTTTACTGGGGTCGTCTACGTATGGTTTATTTGAATTTACAAATATGTCATTGTTTAAACATTGGAATTATAAACTCGCCTTGTTGGATACTTTATGGGGAGGCGTATTGTATTCTCTTACAACGTATATTATAAGAATATAGTATATATGGAAGACTTCAAATATACTACAGATCGAGACAGACGACTTTTTTCGTCTTTTCTTAAAAGACATATAGATAAACTACTGGACATAAGACTTATTCCTTGGAAGGACTATATATACGAAGGTCCTTGTGTCTTGCTGAAAACGAACGAAGACGAGGAACAAACCTATACGCCGACCCAAATCGTCGCCCGTTGTACCGATGCGCCCTATTATTTTATAGGCGGTTCGGTGTATTATTTATATACAAAAAAATACCCC